ACCTACTTCTGCAAGAATTGAATTTCAAGGCTTTACTGCACTTGAAGGTGAGATCTTTACTTGCTTACTTGAAACTGGCGTAAGGGACGGTTTGACTTTAGTTGACGCCTCTCCTATTGTTGCGACAGGTGAGTTAGCTATTGGAGCTACTGATTTTAACGTAGGAACTCCTTTTGAAGTAAATAAATATAATAGCCAACAAATAGGTGCTGTATTAGTTTTTAGAAACGGCCAAATTCAATTTAGAAACCCTAGCAACGGAACTTCTGGAGGAAACTACCAAGAAGTTGATAACGGAGCTGGGTTAGCTACTGTAATTCGTTTTAATAACGCTCCAGTGGGCCAAGCTGACAACATCGTAGTATGGGGCCACCTGCTAGCAGAACGACCAGACGGTTCAATGATGGCAGCTATAGAGAGTTTAGCAGGGCAACTAGATTCAATGATCCCTACTCTAGCTGCTTTAGCTGGAGTACCTGAGACTACTTTTCAAGCTGCTCCTAACAATCAAGATCTAAAAGCTTTTGGAGATAAGGTATTAGCTTTAGAAGCTTCTACAGACAGTAGATTAGATGCCTTAGAAGCTTTATCGGGATTAGCTTCAAATATATCTGCCGTAAAAACACCAGTCGGAACTGGACATTGGCACTCTTTGAGCTCTAACTCTGTAACTTTATCTTCTGGAGTTTATAGATTATTTGGACAAGCATCTTTTGTTAATTCAGGTACTACTCCTGGTTATACAACTTTTGCTTTAGGTTTTTTTGGCAGCAATGGTTCTGATACAGCGTCAGGTCCCACTAATCTAACTTCTACTCCTAACGTAACAGTTTTATCTTTTAGAACAGAACAATTTTTAGCTTTAGATTTGCCGTCTGGCGTCCCTAACGCTCACTTATCTCCTCCAGAAGTAGTAATTCAAGTGAATGGTACAGCCACTATTTATATAGTAACTTATGCTGGAATCACAACTCCTGCAAATGCTAGAATATCTGCAGCAATTAACGCTATAAAGATAAAGAATTAAGAGGTAATATATGAGTTTAACTCCAAGATTAGATAGTACAGAAGCAAACGTGACAACACTACAAAGCAATGTCGCAACGTTGCAGAGCAATTCATTGACAGCGTCTTCACCACTAAATTCTGCAAATCTAACTGGTAACATAGATGCCAATAGAATGAAAGTTGGTCTAAATGCTTCTGGATCAGCGCCTATCTATGCATGTAGAGCGTGGGTTAATTTTGATGGAACTGGAGCGTCTAGTGCAAATCTTACCATTAGAGCTAGTGGTAATATTAGTAGTGTATTTAAAAATAGTACTGGAATATATACAGTTAACTTCACTACAGCAATGCCAGATACAAATTATTGTCCAGTTACTGCTCAAGATCATACTTTCTTAAATCAAGATATTAAAGTGTGGAATAGTTCTACTACTGCATGCGGCGTCACATCGTATAATGGTTCAAATGGTGGACTTGTTGATGTTTACGCTAACTATGTTGCTTTCTTCAGATAAGGGAAACGATTTATGAAGGTATTTATTTTTCCAAATAAAAATGGTGGAGTTGCTATAGGTTATCCAGCACCAGAATGTCCACTTTCTATTTATGATATAGCTAAAAAAGATTTACCACCAAATACTCCATTCATCATCGTAGATGAGTCAGAGTTGCCAAAAGATCATACTTTTTTTGACGCATGGGAAGCAGATTTTTCAAACCCAGATGGATATGGAATTGGATATGATGCTTGGTTGGCGGAACAGCACATTAAACAAAAATCTGATGGTGTAGACAATGATTAATATAAACATGAATAAAGCTAAAGAAATACATAAGAATAAGTTGCGCGAATTACGTGCCCCAATTCTCAAAGAATTGGACATACAGTTAATGCGAGCTATTGAAATCGGGGATTTAGAGTTGCAGAGTGTTATAGCTACTAAAAAACAAATGTTGAGAGATGTAACCATAGACCCATCTATAGATGATGCCTCTTCTCCTGAAGAGCTTAAGTTAGCTATTCCAGAGATTTTATTATCAACGTAAGGTTTGTAAAGTATACATTGTGGTGCATTAATCAACTTTAATATAGCACCTTCATTTAACGATAAATTGAGAAATGTTATTAGGAGAGATGAGTATGGCAAAAACACCTGAAATAGATTTAAGAGACTCCTTAGTAGGCAATAATTTAATTATTAATGGCGATATGAGTATATCTCAAAGAGGCACCAATTTTGTGTCACCAGCTACAGCGTCATATACATTGGATCGTTGGAAGTATTGGAAAACTGGGGCCATGGTCCATACTATTTCTCAAGATTCTGATGTGCCTACATTTGCTCAAAGCGGTCAATACTTTTCAAATTCACTTAGAATGAATTTAACTACACCTGATGACAGTATCGCTTCAAATGATTACTGTCTCATAGAGCAAAGAATAGAAGGATATAATTTTAGGAAGATAGTTGGTAGACCGTTCACTATATCTTTTTGGGTTAAATCCACTTCTATAGGCATTAGAACAGTAGCATTTAGAAACACTGGACTAGATAGGGCTTACGTTGCAGAGTATACAATAGATTCAGCAAATACTTGGGAAAAGAAGGTAATTACTGTTTTAGCTCCACCAAGCACAGGTACGTGGGATTATAGTAATGGCACTGGACTTATAGTAAGCTTTATTTTAGTCGCAGGTTCAATATATAATACAACCAAAGATATTTGGCAAACCGGCACACCTATTAATACAGCAGTAGCCGGTAACGGCACAGCAACTGGCTCAACAGATTTTAGAATTACTGGGGTTATGTTAAACGAAGGTACAGAAGCTTTACCTTTTAGTTTAGCTGGAGGCAACTTTGATGGAGAGGCGAGACTTTGTCAACGATATTTTTCAAAATCAGCAAAATTATCTGATGGACTATATAATAGTGCTCTTGGAACTACTAGAAGATTAGTTAGTGCTGTAAGTCCACTATTTGGTGCAAGCGACGGCGGAATATCTTTCCCTGTCTATATGCGAGCTGCACCTTTAGTTAGGCTATATCCTAGAATGCTGAGCTCTAGTGGAGGACAGGTATTAATTAACGGATCGTTAGCTTCAGCAGGACCATCAAATCCATCTGAAGTTGGCTTTACTGAAGTATTTAATTCATCTTTAAGCGTAACGTGGTCGGCCTCTAGCACCTTAGAGTATAACTATACGGCAGACGCAGAACTTTAATTAAGGAGAACATAATATGAAATTTATTATTGTAGATAAAGCGAGCCTTCAAATTATGGGCTCTTACGAAGCAGAACAAAAAGACGATACTTCAGCAAACCGTTCATGGTTGGCCGCTGAACCTATGGCCAAGCACCTAGAGCTTTCAGAAGGTCTTTTAGAAGACGAATGTGAAGCTGTCCTTGACGAACAAGGTGAAATTAAACTTCAGCACTCTCCAGCGAAGATGCTTCAAAAGGAAGCTGCAGCATGGAATGCTTTGCGAGCAAAGAGAAATGCTCTTATTCAAGAGACTGATAAATACTTACTTCCTGACTACCCAGTGAATACAGAAAAATTAGAAGAGATTAAAGCTTATCGTCAACAATTAAGGGATTTACCAGGGTTAACAGAGGATCCAGCGTTAGTAAAGTGGCCTAACAAACCTCTCTAATATAGAAGCATCTCACCTACGTCGATATATAGCTCTTTATTACAGCTATTGATATTGGCGTAGGTGTTACTCCAAGTTATAGTGACCCCTCTTATAAAGTCTTTCATAGAATGATCTTCTTTGTCTCTATTGAACTCAATAGAGACTTTCACACCAAGATCAAATCTTTTCAACTTCTGAATTAAAGCTAGATGTGCCAACTTAAGCATGTCGTCATCGTATCTCTCGTTGGAATATAGAGCTCTAGCCTCTTCTGCATCCTTAAAGAACCTAAACACAGCGGCTTCTACGCTCACGTCTTTAATCGATCGTTTTCGAGCCCTAATCTTCTCGACCTTGCTATCTAAATCTTTAAGTAGTTTATTTTTTATCGACATGTGCCATCGTTATACATGATATGAAATACTTAGCTAGATCTTTAAAACCTCTGGCTTTAAGCTGATCATTCCAGTCTAATCCTACATCACTGAAAGCATAGTGAGTTATAGCATCAGCTTCATATAGTTTTTGATACATCTTTATTCCGGCTTCGTCTGTGTCCGGTGCAGCGACGACTTTGTAGCCTTTTTCTTTGAGCTCTCTGAGTACTTCTGCTTGATGTGTCGATACACCACTCCCAGAAAGAGCAAAAACCCTCCAGGGACAATTAGAGATATTAGAATAAGCTGAAACAAGCGCTTGTTGAAGTGCAAGGGCGTTAAATGCTCCTTCTGTGACAATAATTCCCTTAACTTGCGGAAATAGTTTCGATTGATTCCAGCCATAAAATAGTAGTCCTAACTTTGTTCCAGGAAGTGTAGTTATCTTCCAGCTCGAGCCATCCTCGTTCACGCGCTCTTCTATAAAACGAACCTGTGCTCCACAAAAATGATTGTCGTAATAATAAGGGAACACTATGCCGTTATTGTCGAGATCGTAGTACATGTCGCCGTCTAAATTAAGACCACGACTCTTAACATATTCTACACCAGCTTCAGCTCTTGGATCAGAGAGCGGCACGAATCGTGACGGCCACGCCATAGCGTTGATCTCGGTATTGTTAGAATCAGAGACTTCTATACCACCGTCTGCCATTAATTGTTCAATAGATATATCAGCTATCTCACAATATTGTTGTAGAGAATAGCCTCTATTACACTTATTGCACCATAACCACGGTAGACCTGTTTTTTCATCTACATGAAAATAAATAGTGCGATTTTTAGGTCGACAAATTAAGCAAACACGGTTATCACGTTTCATAATTATCACGCTTTTTAATATTATCTTTGGCCCACAAAGGCTGTAAATTTGTGTAATGACATGCTATTTTTACTTCTTCTGGATTCGTAAGATCGAACTTACTCAATGGCTTAACATGATCAATATGCCACTCACCATAATTTTCCCATGTCATCTTAGGCAAGAACAATGACTCTATGTATGTCTTAAATTGCTCTATAGAGCAGCCTAAATCTGATACCGCAGAACCAGCTTTTTGACTACGTCTTATTGCTTTCGAAAGACGAGTTCTAAGCGTTTCTGCAATTTTAAATTTCAAGTTATTTTGATACTTCTCTCTCTTTAGAGAAAGTAATCTATCTCTATTGGCGCATACATAAGCTCGATTGTACTCTGATCTTCCATTAGGCCTAGAAGCTTTCCACCTATTGTAATTCATTTTTTTATAACAAATACTGCATAAACCAGTCTTATTTGGCTTCTTACTCTTTGGAAGAATTGTGTCGCAAGTCAAACACTCCTTATTCAAGCTCATAATTAGTCCTTCTTAGAAGTCCTCATCATCGCTTCCATTGAATTTAATTTGTCTTCTTGACGTCTAAGCTTAGCATCCATCTCGCGCTGAGCAAGCTCATCAGGAGAGATCTTGACATATCTACCCTTCTCAAAGGCACAGACTATACGCGTACCTTGGCGGCCGAAACGATCTTTAGCGATATAGAAATCAGTTGTCTGCGCATCGAAGTTTGGTACGGCTTCTATGATGACAGTTGCTGGTTCGACGATAGCAGAACAGTCCTTAATCCTAGCGTCGATGTCTTTTGCTCCACCCTTCTTGCTGAGAGAGTATAGCTGGGCAAATAGAACAACTGGCATAGTTGAGCTCTTTATGTATTGACCCAACCAGACGCGAAGATCGTTTAGATTCTCGTATGCAGTTTTCTTTGGATCGTTAAGCGAGTACTTGATGAGCTGAAAGTAATCTATCATCACGCAGCTATAGCTTGTCTCTTTTTTAACTGCTTCAAGCGCCTTCTTAATGCCTTCAACTTTAGTAGTAATACCGTCTTTATATGTTACGTCTAATACTTTAACATACTTAACTATCTCTGGGAATAGGGAGATTACTCTCTTTTGGTCTTCGATAGGCATCAGACCTTTCTTGTAATCGTTAAAGTTAAGGCCAAGATCAAGACACGCAACTCGAAACAGTACATCCTGCTCAGACTCTTCGTTAGATATGACGAGTGTCTTTTTCCCTTGCTTCCATAAGGGGTACGTTATATTAGCGGCAATCGTTGACTTACCGCTGCCAGTATATGCAGCAAAAAGATACAGATTTTCCTTTGTAAAAGGTATAGCAGCACTAAGAGAGTCATTGATCAATGTGATCTTCTCTTTTAGCATGCTATTGTACTTAGAGATATTGGTAACAATTTCTCTTAAAGAGTCTTTGTTACCAAACGACTCGATATCGTCTAGAGATATCTCTGGCTCTTGAGAGTTCTTGCCAGCTGACGCATTTAATTTTGCCTTTAGATCATCAATTGTTATTTTCATCTTGGTTTCCTAAAACGTTTTTAAGTAGATCGTCAAGATCTAACATCTCTCGCTCTTGCTTCCATTGTTTCTCTAATTCAGTCGTGTCCAAAATGGGAAATTGTTCGACGTATCGTCTTTGCAGATTGTACTCTTTCGCAGACATGCTTCCATAAACTTTTGGCCCATCGTCAACATCTATAACTGGGGCTGGAAAGTACTGGAAGAAGGCTTCGGTTGCGATATCGTCTATGCCCTTAAGCCACTCGTCGGTAAACTCTTTTTCAGATTTCTTGAACGTTCTGACATTATTTTTAAGCGAGAGATACGTATTCTTAATGACAGAGGATACAGGATAATGTGCTTTTATAGCTTTTGGTAAGTACACATCATATAGATCATCAAACGATGCTTCTTGCAGTTTCCATCTCTCAAAGAGATCTTCAAAGTTAGGTCTAATGCTTTTAGCAGATCTATCTCTAGACTTAAGAGATGCAGTCCACTCAGCTAATATAAGCTCTATTGCCTTATTGCTGCTCATTGTCAACCTCAGAAAGATCTGATGTCTCGATCACTTGACCTGTTTTTAAGTTAGTAATCTTTATCTTTGCTGAATTATTGACTTTATCGATGAAAAGTAGCTCTAAAGAGTACTCGTTATTTATATTAAAGCTTCGCTTCTTACCTAACCACCAAGTTAAACTAGTCTTTAACTTTCCCGCATATGATTCTTGCATAAAATACCTCACTAAAAATATTTTAATAATTATACGATCGGATAATTAAACGTCATTTATGTAGCAGTGTCATTTAAAT